CCCAAGTTCTGTGCTGCACGGTGTGGCGCTGGAGCCTTTTCGGAGGTGCCTGTGAGCGCACGTAAGCCGCCTGAGCGTCGGCAGCGTAGGGACACGAAGGATTCGGTGGTGGAGCTCGTTCCGGGTGGCCTGGTGGTTCCGGCTGCTGATCCCGGCTGGTTGCCGGCGACGGTCGACGAGTGGTCGGCGTTCTGGGCCGACGAGGAGCTGCGGTCGATCGTGCGTGCGTCGCAGCATGCGTCGTTGCGGCGGCTGTTCGATTGGCGGGACAAGCTGTTGCGGGCGTGGGCCGAGGCGGACCGGTTGCGTGAGGCGATCGGGGCGGATCACTTCATTGAAGGGTCCACCGGTCAGATGCGGGCGAACCCGTTGTATGACTTGGCGGCGAAGGCGGACGCGACGGCGTTGGCGATCGAGGGGCGGATCGTGGCGCTCGAGGATCGTTTCGGCCTGTCGCCTCAGTCGATGCTCAAGCTGGGCGTGGACTTCCAGCGTCGGCAGTCGTTGGCGGCGCAGAACGAACGGCTTTCGCGAGGTGGCGATGACTCTGCTCGAAGCGCCGCGCCGAACGATCCCCGCTCCCTACCGGGAGACTCCGCAGTCGGTTCTGCCTGACGGTTCGCTGCCGCCGTCGCTCGGCGGGATGTTCATCGAGTGGGCCGAGTCGATGCTCGTCCACGGTGAGGGTGATCTGCTCGGCGAGCCCTACCGGGTTCCAGAGTGGGGCAAGCGGGCGGCGTGGCGGATATTCGAGTACGACCCGAACCACCTGGTCCGAGTCGGCGGGATCGACGCTTGCGCCTACATCGTCGCACGGGTGCTCATCATCTGCCCGAAGGGTTCAGCCAAGACCGAGTTCATCGCAGCGCTGATGCTGTTCCTGCTCGCCGGTCCCAGCCTGCCAACCCCGGACGGTCCGGTGATGCGCCGTTCGCCGAACCTGCCGGTAGCGGCGGGTTCGTGGGACCAGGCCGACAAGCTGTTCGGCGACGCGGCGAAGCAGATGGCGACCGGCACGGAGGACGCCCCGGCCCCGCTGGCTCCGTTCGTCGAGTGCTTCGACACCGAGATCCTGCTGACCGAAGGCCGAGGCAAGCTCTACCGGGTCGCTGCTGTGGCGGGTACGAACGACGGTGGCCTGCCGACCGCTGGTGCTGCCGACGAGATCCACGAGTGGGACTCACCTCGCAAACGGCGCGTGCATCTGGTGCTGTTCCAGGGGATGGAGAAGCGGGCGAACTGCCTCGAGCTGAACATCACCACCCCCGACGATGCCGACCCGGAGTCGCTGCTCGGGATCATGGTCGCTGACGGCGAGAAGATCGCCACCGGCGAGGTCGTGGATCCTTCGTTCTACTTCCTGCACTACGGCACCGACCCGAAGCGGAAGATCACCGCAGAGGACGGGTCGATCGACCCGGACCTGCTGCACGAAGCGCTCTGCGACGCAACCCCCGCCGACTGGCTCAGTGACGACGATCTGCGCCGTCGTGCCGATTCGCTGATCCGTAAGAAGTACCCGATCCATGAGATCCGCCGCTACTGGCTCGGTGCGTTCGCCCGAGGCGGTGGGCATTGGCTCCCCGAGGGCGCGTGGGAGGCCCGCGTCGCTGGCGGTGCACCACCGAAGGGCACTCAGGTGGTGCTGGGTTTCGATGGCTCGTACAAGCGGGACTCGACCGCTCTGGTCGGGTGCACGCTCGAGGGGCACCTGTTCGTCATCGGCGCATGGGAACGCCCCGACGATGCCGGCCCGAACTGGAAGGTTCCCCGCTCTGATGTGAAGCGGGTCGTCGCTGAGGCGATGGAACGCTACGAGGTGCTGGAGCTCTGCCCCGATCCTCCCGGTTGGGCCGACGAGATCGAACAGTGGGAAGCCGCGTACGGCGAGGTGGTCGTCGAGTTCCCGACGAACCAGACGGCCCGGATGCAACCGGCGTGCTCGAGGTTCTACGCCGCCGTGGCTGGCGGTGACGAAGAGGACGCCGGGATGCCGCTGACCCACGACGGCGACCCGCGGCTGGCCCGCCATCTCCGTAACGCCGTGACCAAGACCGTGAGAGGAGGCGACGTGATCACCAAGGAATCGACCGACTCGCCTCGCAAGATCGACATCGGCATCGCTGCGATCGTGGCGTTCGACCGTGCCTGCTGGCACGCCCTCAACGAGCCGGAGCCCGGTGGCTACGCGGTGGCGGTGTACCGGTGATCCGTACCTACTGGCTGCTGATCGTTGCTGTTGTCCTGGTCGCCGCTGGTGCTGCCCTGGCGTATCCGCCGGCTGGCCCGATCGTCCTGGGTGTCGGGGCCGGGTTCATCTGGTGGGACCGGGGTGAAGATCAGTGAGCCGCATTCTGCGTACCCGTCAACCCCGCTCGGTGCAGCGGTACACGATCGACGAATGGCTGATGGACGCCAGCCGGCTCGGCTTGGACCGGCCGGTCACCACCTGGGGCGCGAGCAACACCGAGTCGATCGGCAACTCGTTCGAGGGCTACGTCCAGCAGGGCTACAAGACCAACGGGGTGATCTTCGCGGTGATCCTCGCCCGGATGCTGCTGTTCACCGAGGCCCGGTTCCAGTTCCAGCAGCTCGACAAGGGCCGCCCCGGCCACCTGTTCGGCACCCCCGATCTGGCCCTGCTTGAGACGCCGTGGCCGAACGGCACCACCGGTGACCTGTTGGCTCGCATGGAGCAGGACGCGTCGCTGGCCGGGAATGCGTTCATCGCCCGCCGATTCGTCGACCGGCAGATGCAGCTCCGTCGCCTGCGCCCTGACCGGGTGGACATCATCCTTGGTTCCGTTGACGGTACCGAGGAAGGGATCGACGCCCGCCCCCTTGGTTACCTGCATTGGTCGAACGGCTACCGGTCTGGCAAGCCGACCACGTTGCTTCTCGAGGACGTGGCCCACTTCGCTCCGATCCCCGACCCGACGGCCCTGTTCCGTGGGATGTCGTGGCTGACGCCGATCGCCGAAGAGATCCGATCCGACACCGCGGCTACCCGCCACAAGGGCCGGTTCTTCGACAACGCTGCCACCCCCAACCTGGCGGTGTCACTCGCCGAGGCAGTTCCGAAGAAGGACGCCCTTGAGCTCATCGACGTGATGTCGGAACACGAGGGCGTGGACAACGCCTACAAGACGCTGTGGCTCGCTGGTGGCGCGGATGTGAAGGTCGTCGGCGCTGACCTTAAGCAACTGGACTTCAAGGTCACCCAAGGTGCTGGTGAGACCCGGATCGCCGCCGCTGGTGGTGTTCCTCCGGTGATCGTCGGCCTGTCCGAAGGTCTCCAGCAGGCGACGTACTCGAACTACGGGCAGGCCCGCCGCAAGTTCGGTGACGGCTGGGCCCGCCCTCAGTGGCGCATGGCCGCTGCGTGCCTCCAGAAGCTCATTCCGACACCCGCGGGTTCGCGGCTCTGGTACGACGACCGCGACATCTCGTTCCTGCAAGAAGACCAGAAGGACGCAGCCGAGATCCTCAAGGTCGACGCCGAGTCGATCCGCACCCTGACCGATGGCGGATACACGCCCGAGTCGGTCGTCGCGGCGGTGCAGGCCCGGAACCCTGCGCTGCTTGTGCATTCGGGGCTGATCCCCGTGCAGCTCCAACCGCCCGGTTCGGGCAACTCCACCGGAGGTGGAATCTGATGGACGCCCCCCGCGAGAACCTGACGCGCTCCGTGTCGTTCCAGCTCGAACGCGCCGCCGACTCCGCCGACGGTCTGACCCTGGAGGGATACGGGGCGGTGTTCGGCGACCCGACCCGCATCGACTCCTGGGAAGGCACCTTCGACGAGGTGATCGCCCCCGGTGCGTTCACCAAGACGTTGAAGGAACGAACCCCGGTCATCCAGTTCGACCACGGCCACCACCCGCTCGTCGGGTCCATCCCGATCGGGTCGCTCGAAGCGATCCGCGAGGACGCCCACGGCCTCTACGTCAAGGCACGCCTCCACGACAACTGGCTGATCCAGCCGGTTCGCGACGCCATCGCCTCCGGGTCGATCGACGGAATGTCGTTCCGGTTCTCGGTCGTGAAGGAGGCCTACGACGAGTCCGGTGACATCCCGCTTCGCACCGTCCAAGAGGTGAAGCTGTACGAGGTCGGCCCGGTCGTATTTCCCGCCTACGAAGGCACCTCCGTAGGTGTCCGATCGCAGCAGCTCGCCGCGATCCTCGCTGACCCGTCCGCGCTGGGCGACCTCGCTCGCGCCCTGATCTCCGGCACTCCCACCCCCGAAGCCGCCGAGGGCACTTCGGACCGCGACGGAGCCGCCGACCCGCCAGAGCCGCCCCGGCACTCCGGCCTCACCCGCGACGCACGCGCCCGCCTGCTCGCGATCCACTCCTGAAAGGACCCTCCACCATGGAGACCCGCGAATCCCTCATCGCAGACATCGCCTACCTCGATGCCTGCATCACCGACATCCACGAGCGCGCCGGCGACGCCGCGCTCCCCGAAGATCAGGCCGCCGACTTCAAGGCCGGCGTCCAGCTCCGCGACGAGAAGCGCGCCGCCCTCAAGAACATCGAGGAGCGCCACGCCGAGCTCGAGCGGCTCGCCGCCGACAAGCCCGCTGCCATCGAGCGTGGCGACGGCACCATCTCGGCCCCGAACCTCAACCTCAACCGCAACGCCGACCCGTTCGACTTCTCGTCGCTGCGGCTCGACTCGACCCGCACCGAGGTCCGAGACCGCGGCCTCGCGGCCATCGAGAAGGCCCCGTTCGCGAAGGACGAGCACCGGGAGCGAGCCGAGCAGCTCGTTCGCTACCTCGACGGCGGCGACGGCCCGGTGACCCCGAAGGAGTCCGTGGCCCTTCGCATCGCTGCGACCGGCTCCGACACCTACGAGCGGGCCTTCGGCAAGATGCTGGCCGACCCGTCCGGCATGTCGCTGACCACCGACGAGCGCGAGGCCTTCACCCGCGCCGCGTCGCTCACCAGCAACGCGGGCGGCTACGCCGTCCCGGTCATCATCGACCCCACCCTGATCCTGACCTCCGACGGTTCGGCCAACCCGTTCCGTCAGATCAGCCGCGTCGTCCCGATCACGAACGACAAGTGGAAGGGTGTCTCGACCGCTGGCGTCACCGCCTCGTTCGGGGCTGAGGCCGCCGCGATCACCGAGGGCTCCCCGACGCTGGCGCAGCCGACCGTCACGGCCCACAAGGCGAAGGCGCAGATCAACTACTCGTTCGAGATCGGCATGGACTACCCCGGCTTCACGTCGGACATGCTCATGCTGCTCCAGGACGCCAAGGACCAGCTCGAGGCCACGAAGTTCGCGATCGGTGCCGGTGACGGTTCGACGGAGCCCTACGGCATCGTCACCGCCCTCGCCGGTACCTCGTCGGAGATCAACGTCGCCGGATCCGAAGGTGTCTTCGCTGCGGTCGACCTGTACGCGATGGAGGAGGCCCTCGGCCCCCGGTTCCGTCCCAACGCGTCGTTCGTGGCGAATAAGGCGATCTACAACAAGGTCCGCCAGTTCGACACGGCCGGCGGTGCCTCCCTGTGGGAGCGCATCGGTGCCGGGATGCCGTCGCAGCTCCTCGGCTACAACGCCTACGAGGCATCCGCCATGGACGGTTCGTGGGACACGGCGGCCACCGCGAACAACTACATCGCGGTCCTGGGCGACTTCCGGAACTACGTCATCGCCGACCGGATCGGCATGTCCGTCGAGGTCATCCAGCACGTCGTCGATGGCGACGGGAAGCTCACCGGCCAGCGCGGCCTGCTCGCCTGGTGGCGAGTCGGCGGCGATTCGGTGAACGACGCCGCCTTCACGCTGCTCGACAACCCGACCACGGCCTGACCCGGGGTCACAACCGCTGATGGGGCGGCTCCACGCCGGAGCCGCCCCATCTTCCGTCAACACAGGAGGCCACCATGGCTCTCGTTCGTGCCCGTCAGGGCTGCGCCACCAGCACCCGCGTCATCCCCGCAGGTGCCCACATCGACGACTCCGACCCGATCGTGGTGTCGAACCCGCAGTACTTCGAGCCGCTCGAGGTCGTGGAAGCGGCCACCGCTGTCCCTGGCGAGAAGCGTGCCACCCGACCGCGAGCCGCCAAGAAGGCCGCGAACATCTGATGGCCGTTCAGCCGCTGCTCACCGCCGCGCAGGTACGCGCCCGCCGGCCGCGGCGGCTCAAGCCCTCCGACGACGACGCCATCGACCTGTACGTCCTTGAGTTCGGGGAGATCGCAGAGGACTACCTCGGCGTTGCGTGCCCGCCGCGCGAGTCCACCTACACCGGCAAGGCCCGGTGCGGGTGGCTGGATCTGCCGGACGTGCAGGTGACGGCGTGCACAGTCGTCGACGAGAACGACAACGCGGTCACGGTCGAAGAACTCGACACGGCCCGGGGCCGCGTCCAGATCAACACGTCGTCCAAGGTGACCGCCACCTACACGCACGGCATCGGTGTCGCCGCAACCGACGAAGACCCCGCCGAAGCCGATGCGCTCTACCTGTCGGCCTGTGCGCTGTACGTGGAACGGATGGTCACGGTCGACGGTTCCGGTGCTGGTCGGGACACGCTGCTGACGATCACCGACGCCGGCACCACCCGGTACTCGACACCGAACAAGGCCGAGGGTCGCCCGACCGGGTTTCTCCAGGTCGACAACTACCTGAACGCCCTGCACTCCTACCGTCGCCGGGTGTTCTGATGCCCGCCAACACGTCCCGGTGGGGACTGCTGTCGAAGATGGCCGACCTGTACGCGGCGCACCGCCTGGCCGGTGAGCTCACG